CTGCAAATCAAACAGAAGGTTTCTTTGGATTTGATGATAGTTCGATTGCAGTCGCTACTGTTGGTACAGGAAATCATGGAACACATGCGGATGGTAGTCGTAGATGGACTTATGTTCCAGATGCAACCATAACTGCTAGTGTTGTAACTGGTACTAAAGGTTTCTTAGATATTGGTGGTATCTACTATCAATCTGGAGATTTCAATTCTGGTGGTGCAGTATGGTTTGATGATAAAGGTTTGATGCAGTCAACCAACTCACCTAGTTCTCCAATTGACACATCATCTGCAATATTAACTGCGGTAACTAAAGTAGTATTAACTATGCCTGGTAATGTAACTCTTGCGAAAGGTGATATTATTAAACAATCAAGTTCAAACGCTTTTGGTGTAGTAGAAACTGCAGTGAACGCATCAACATCAGTGCCATTAATCGGTGTAGAAGGTACTTTTAATGCTTCAAATACTTTAATTAGAGAGGGTGTTAGTGGAGGAACATCAAGTTTAGCAGCACCTTCCTCTGTATCAACTACATATATTAACAAACCAAGCTTTACTTCGACCCTTGATGGAGGAACTTTCTAGATGCAACAAAACAGTGAAGTTGATATTAATGTGTTAGTGAATTTATATAATACAAGATTAGCATCAGCATTAAACCAAAATGTACTTTTGGAAGCAAAACTTCAAACTCTAAAAAATGATTTTGAAAAGAAGGAAAAAGAACTTTTAGAGCAAATCGCAAATTTAAAGGATGAATAATGGCAAAACCATCAACCAGACAAGGATTAATCGATTATTGTTTTCGTAAACTGGGAGCACCAGTTTTAGAGATCAATGTTGATGATGATCAGGTAGATGATTTAGTTGATGATACTATTCAGTATTACAATGAGCGTCATTATAATGGTATTGAGAGAATGTATCTCAAATACAAAATTACTCAGGAAGATTTAGATAGAGGAAGAGCAGAAGGAACAGATGGAGTTGGTATTGTTACTACATCAGGTATAACAACTACTAGTGCAGGAACTGTATCAAGTAATTTTTATGAAAGTTCTAATTTTATATCAGTTCCAGAGCATGTTATAGGTGTTAATAAAATTTTTAAATTTGATACAAGTTCCATATCAGGTGGAATGTTTAGTATAAAGTATCAGTTATTCTTAAATGACTTATACTATTTTAACTCAGTTGAATTATTACAATTTGCTATGGTAAAAACTTATCTGGAAGATATTGATTTTTTACTTACAACTGATAAACAAATAAGATTTAATCAAAGACAAGATAGATTATACTTAGATATTGATTGGGGTTCACAATCAAAAGATACATTCATAGTTATAGATTGCTTTCGTGCTCTCGATCCAGAGGAATATAAGCAAGTTTACAATGATCCATTTGTAAAACGTTATTTTGTTGCATTGATGAAAAAACAATGGGGAATGAATCTAATTAAATTTAGAGGAACCAAATTACCAGGCGGAATCGAACTAAATGGAAGAGAAATCTACGATGATGGAGTTAGAGAGATAGAGGAACTCAGGTCAAGAATGATGATGGACTATGAGACACCTCCTCTAGACTTCATCGGGTGATGTATAATGGCATTAAATCCACATTTTTTACAAGGTTCAAGAGGTGAACAGAGATTAGTACAAAGTCTAATTAATGAGCATCTTAAGATATATGGTGTTGAAGTTACATTCATTCCAAGAAAATTCGTAAATCAATCAACAATTATCGAAGAAGTTACTGCATCGAAGTTTGATGATAATTTTTTAATTGAAGCGTATGTAGAAAATTATGATGGATATGCAGGTGCTGGAGATGTTTTAACTAAGTTTGGTATGAGTTTAAGAGATGAAGTAACTCTTACCATTTCAAAAGAAAGATTTGAGGAATTTATAGCACCGTTTATGGATGCTGATGATGATATTGAATTATCATCAAGACCTCGTGAAGGTGACTTAGTATTTTTCCCATTAGGTCAAAGATTATTTGAAATTAAATTTGTAGAACATGAGGAACCTTTCTATCAATTAGGTAGTAATTATGTTTACAAACTGAAATGTGAACTCTTTGAATATGAGGATGAAGTTATTGATACATCTATCGATGCGATTGATACTCAAGTTGCAGATGAAGGATATATTACAACATTACAGTTGGTTGGTGTTGGTGTGACTGCTACTGCAAATCCAGTTTTAGGAACAGGATATGTTCGTGAGTTATTTTTGAACAATGATGGTTCTGGATTTACAGGGACTCCTATAGTAGCGATTTCTACATCGCCTACTGGTAACTTTGCTGATAATGCAACAGCAGTTGCAATTACATCGACAAGAGCAAATATAACATCTATAGACAAATTATTATTAACCAATGCAGGTGCTGGATATACAGAGGCACCAACAATAACTATAACAGGTGGAGGTGGAACTGGAGCTGCAGCAACTTGCTCTATCAATACTGTATCAAGTGGTATAGTAAGATTTATTATAACTGAAGAAGGAGTTGGATATGGTACAGCACCAACCGTAACTGTATCAAATCCAGCGTTAGGTATTGCTTCTGAAAGAGCAGTTGGTATTGCGTCGCTCGGTGCTAATTCATCTGGATTTAATCAAGTTAATTCTATATTTGTTTCTAATCCTGGTGAAAATTATGACAATACTGCAACAGTAACCATAGCTGATCCAGAAACGATTAGTGGAGTTGGAACTTATCACTTCAACGAGGTTGTTCAAGGTATGCGTTCAGGAACTCAAGGAAGAGTAAAAAATTGGGATGTTGATACAGGAATACTTCAAGTTGGTAATGTAGGAATCGGAACAACTACCACAGGATTCTTTGCTGGTGAAGATATTAAAGGACTCACCTCTGGTGCATTATTCAGTGTTTCTGTATTTAATGACGATGATACTACAGATAAATATAATGAAGGCGATATATTTGAGTCAGAAGCAGACTTATTAATTGACTTCTCTGAATCAAATCCATTTGGGAGTTTTTAATGACTTATCCAGCACCAGAAAATATAGAATACGATCCTTGGTTTGACGATAAAGTAGAACCATCGACTCTATTAAGACCTACCAGAAAAGAAAAACTAATAACTATACATGAAGTGATGTATCAGTTATCTAGAGTTAGTCATAACTTGATAGGTGGTTCAGAATCATACATGTAAGGAAATGTTAGGTAATTATTTTTATCATCAAATAGTAAGAAAAACAGTGATTGCGTTTGGCACATTGTTCAATGATATTCATGTGCAACATGATGATGGTGCTGGAAATGTTATTTCTGATATTAAAGTTCCGATTGCATATGGACCAAGACAAAAGTTTTTAGCAAGAATTACACAACAAGCAGAATTAAATAAAGCAACTCAAATTACATTACCTCGAATGTCTTTTGAGATTACTAATATCTCCTATGACTCTACAAGAAAAGCAGGTATTACACAAACTTTTAAAGCGAAAGATGTAAATAATGACCAAATGAAAAAGGTGTTCATGCCTGTTCCTTATAATCTTGGATTTGATTTAAATATCTTAGTAAAACAACAGGATGATGGATTACAAATACTTGAGCAGATATTACCATTCTTTCAACCAGGTTTTAACATATCAATCGATTTAGTAAAATCAATTGGTGAAAAAAGAGATATACCAATGGTTCTTCAAAATATATCTCAGCAAGATGATTATGAAGGTGACTTTGCAACAAGAAGAGCGTTAATATACACATTATCATTTACTGCTAAAACATTTTTCTTCAATCATATCGCACAAACTCCAGAAGGACTTATCAAAAAAGTTCAATTGGATTACTATTCAAATACAAATACAAGAACAGCATCAAGAGTACAAAGATATACTGTAGTACCAAAGGCAACGAAAGATTACAATGAGGATGAAGTTATAGATAGTGCTGACGACTTACTTATTGAACCAGGTGATGATTTTGGATTTACAGAAACAAGTTCATTCTTTGGAGATGCAAAAGACTTTGCACCAAATAGAGGAGTAGACATCTAATGGCAAAAGGTTACGATTCATTAAATGATACTTTCAACACTGATGGTAGTGTTGAGGTTGATGCGATTGTAAAAGCAGATGAAGTAACTAAAGTTGATGAAGTCAAAAAAGATTATGATTATACAAGAGGTAATTTATATTCACTAATTGAAAAAGGACAGGAAGCAATAAATGGTATTATGGAGGTTGCGGGAGAAACTGCAAGTCCAAGAGCATATGAAGTTGCTGGACAACTTATCAAATCAGTAGCAGATACAACAGATAAGTTAGCAGATTTACATAAAAAAGTAAAAGATATAGAAGAAGATAATCCTAAAAAACAAAATACTGTTACGAACAACGCACTCTTTGTTGGTTCTACAAGTGAATTATCAAAGATGTTAAAAGACGGATTGCTAAATAATAATAGCTCTGAATAGTCTGTATAATGGGAAAGACTTCCTGTAAAAAAGGAGAATACTATTGCAACACTGATAAAAAGTGTAAACCAATTCCTGAAGGGTATACTGTTCGTGAGGACGGTTTTCTTGTAAAGGAAGGTTGGTCTGCAAAGTATAAAAAGTCGATTGATTGCAATAACCCAAAAGGTTTTAGTCAGAAAGCACATTGTGCGGGTAAAAAGAAAAAAATGACAGAGGAATCAAATCCTCGCATTGCCCGTAAAAAAGGTCAACCTGCTAAATCAAAAAAACATTCTGATTTATACACTGATGAAGATCCTAAAGGAACTATTCATGGACTTGGTTTCAAGGATGTCGCTACAGCGAAAGCGAGCGTGGCAAAAATTAGGAAATCAGGTCGATCACATGCTCATAAAATTCAAGCAGCAATTGCTATGGAGCAAAGAGCAAGAGTGATGGGTAAAACCTCTGAAGCAGCTGTTTATAGAAAGTTTATCAACTCAATGAAAAAGAAAACAAAAGCGATGAATGAATCAAAGCATGGTGATCACGAATATGAAATGATTCGTCGTCAGACTGATAATATAATGGTCGCTGCGAAAAAAATCAAAAAGAAAGTTGGTAAAGGTGAAGGTAATGAAATGGCATGGGTTCAGTCTAAGATAACAAAAGCAGCAGACTATCTTGATACTGCAGCAGATTATATGACTGATAAAGAAAGTGTCAAAGAGGGAACACTTCGTTCTTGGTTTAAAGGTTCTAAATCAAAAGACGGTAAAGGTGGTTGGGTAAATGTAAAAACAGGTGGAACCTGTGCAAGTGATGAACCAGGTGAGGGAGTACCAAAGTGCGTATCTCGTTCTAAATATGATAGTATGAGTAAAAAGGAAAGAGAATCAGCACATCGTAGAAAAAGAGCAGCAGATCCTAATCAGCAATCAAAAACTGGTGCTGCAAAACCAACTTATGTTGCAACTGACAAACCTAAAAAGAAAAAAATGAAAGAAGAATTTATTTCACTACCACTTCAACTTGAGGTTCCACAAAATGATGGAGAGTTTAAATTAGGTCTGATGTTCCGTGAGAGTTTGGAACAAGATCGTGGTATGCTCTTTGTATTTGAAAGCACTGACCATCATTCTTTCCATATGAAGAATACTTTTATACCTCTTGATATTGCGTTTATAAACGAAGAGGGTATAATTGAAAGTATCAAAGAATTAGATCCAATGAATCCAATTCCTGTGTATCCAGATGGTGATGTAAGATATGCTGTTGAAGTTAATCGTGGTTGGTTTGCAGAAAATGACGTAAAGGTAGGAGATATTCTTTTAGAAGATACTGAAGAAACAGAAATAGATCTTAATGAAGTCAAAGATAGAAAAGGTAAGGGTAGTGGTACAAAAGATGCTTGCTATCATAAAGTTAAGTCAAGATATTCAGTATGGCCAAGTGCATATGCATCTGGTAGACTAGTTCAGTGCCGTAAGAAAGGTGCTGCGAACTATGGTAAGAGTAAGAAAGAAGACTTCTCTGATTGGAGATCTGATCTTCAACTTGATGAAT